CCGTGCGCGGTCAGGAAGCGGGCGACGACGGCCTCGGACTGGCCGATGCGGTGGATGCGGCAGGCGGCTTGCGCGTTGTCGGCGGCGCTGAACGACGATTCGACGAAGATGACGTCGGAGCAGTGGCAATTCGGGCCGACCAGGGTAAGCCCGGTGCCGGCGGCCTGTATGTTACCTATAATGATACGGCAGGAATGGTCGCCAAGGAAACGATTGACGGCGGCGGTACGCTCCCGGCTTGTCGAGGCGCCGACGATCATCGCCGGCTGCCAGTCGGCAAGACCCTGGATAAGGCCGTCGATCACCGATGTGTGGTGGGCGAAGACCAGCACTTTTTTGTTAGCCGGCAAATTAGTCAGGAAGTCATCGATGTACTCTATCGCCGGCAGGCACTTGGCGACGCCAAGCAGCCGGCGCAGCCGCATGATGTGTTCCTCACCCGATGCCGAGAGGTACCTGAGGAAGGCGTCGTCGTCGTCAATGACCGGCATCGCCGGCGCCGCCATGCTGGACACCGCCAGCGGCACGACGTCGTAGCGGATCGGCGGCAGGTCTTTCAGCACGTCCTCCTTCCTGACCCTGACCATGAAGCCTTCGAGCCTTCTCCTGAGTTCGGGCAAATTCTTGGAACCCTCGATCACCCTGACCGAGGGGCCGCTGCCGAAACGCTTCGAGACGACGCGGCAGAAGACGTCCTCGAACTCCCACTGCGTCATCACCGACCTGCCAGCCTGGATGGCGCCGGGATGCAACGCTCGGAGGATCGGGTAGAGTTCGCCGGCATGGTTGGGCGCCGGGGTGCCGCTGAGCGGTAGCGGGTAACCCAACTTCGAAAACATCTTGCCGAGGATGGCGCGGGTGCGGTTGGCGCCGGCGTTTTTCACGGCGGCGGCCTCGTCGAGGATGGTCATGTCGAAGGTGGTGCCGGCGGCGATGGCGTCGGCGTAGGGGCTGCCCTTCTGGGAGAGCAGGCCGTAGGTGATGATGAAGACGCCGTCGCCCCGCAACGCCGAGAGGTCGGCGAGGCCCTGCACGGGGATCGGGCGGATGCCGGTCCACTTCCTGATCTCGGCGTCCCATACATATCTGCCGGATGCCTGGCAGATGATCAGCACCCGCCGCGCCTTGCGGCGCCTGGCGGCCTCCAGTGCGGTGCGGCTCTTGCCGAGGCCGGGGTCGAAGCCGAGATAGAGTTGTTCGCCGGCGGCGATGCGGTCGACGGCGGCGGCCTGGAAGGCATAGAGCGGGGCGTTCATTGGTCGTTACTCCGGTTCACATTCACTTTCCTCAAAATCTGGTAGTGGTGGGCATGGTTGGGCGCGGACTTGGCGCTGTCCCAGACGCCGGTCTGTTGCAGCCAGCCCTGGCGAATGCAGTACATGGCCAAGGCCCCCCAGGCGTTGGGATCATGCGGAGGATAGTAACCCTGCGCCCGCGTGATGCGATGGCGGATGTCTTCGAACAGCCCCTCCCAGCCCACGGGAACACGTTTCAGGACGAACTCACGAGCGCGGCGCTGCCACTCCTCGCGCTGGACCCGTTCGATGCCTTCATCGCGGCGGTCCTCGCCATCACTCATGGTCGCCACCCCTGGTTGCGGATGGCCTGGCCCAGAGGTAGCCGTCGCCGGATGGATAGAAGCGGGCGCGCTCCTCGCGCAGTTCAAGCCTGTCGATGCGCTCGGCCAGCGACATCATCCAGATGATGAGCGCCGTGTTGACGATGCCGATAAGCGGGATGGTGACGAGGTAGATATAGGTCAAGCGTCGTTACTCCTTGCGGCGGTGCATGAACCAGTGCCCCAGCAGCAGGGCGTCGGCCCTGCCATGATCCTTCTTGCGCTCCAGCCCGACGACGCCGGGATAGAGGCGGATGGCGAGCGCGCGGGCGCTTTCCTTGTCGGTGCCGATCAGCGACATACCCTTCTTCCACTGCGTCGGCGTCACCAGGTGGATGGGGACGCCGATGCTGCCCAGCACCCCGTGGATGATGCCGACGGCGACGCCGAATTTGAACGTCGAGGAGACGCCCTGGCGCGGCATCGAGGCGACACGCTCGACGACGGCGGCCTTGGGGTCGATGCCGCGCAGCCAGCGGGCCAGCTGCGCGGCATCCACCTGCCCGTCGACCACCGGCAGGTCGGTGACCGATGGGCTGTTCCCCTCCGGAAAGACAGCGACGGCGCCGGAGATGGCGCCGGGGTCAATGGCGATCAGCTGGACTGTCATGACGTCCCCCACTGGGCAGCCATGGCATCGGCGATGCCGGGATAGGTGCGGCTGCGGTTCTTCCAGCGGTCATCGCTGGGCGACAGGCGGTTCTGGCCTGAATCGGTCTGGTTGGCCCAGCGTGGCCTGCCGTCGACATAGCGCGGCGCGACGGCACGGGTGGGCTGCAGCTTCGGCAGGCCCTTCAGCCACAGGCACGTCGCCTTGGAGGCGTCGTCGCCGAACTGATGCGGCTGCACGATCTGGTCGGCGGGGCGGATGCGGCTGCCGATGGCGCCAATGGGGTTCTCGATGGCGATGCGCGCAATCGGCAGCGCCATGATGCGACGCACGGTGTCGAGAGCTTCCTCGCGGGCGGCGCGGCGCTCGGCGCCGGCCAGTGTGCCGGGCTTCAGCTTCTGGTGGTAGGGGCCGTCGGTGAAGGCCCACGCGGCACTGCCGGTGAGATAGGTGCAGGTCGGATGGAAGATGGCCAGATCAGGCCAGCAGCCACTTTTACGCAAGGCGTCCAGCGCGACGAAGACATCGCCGACCATGTGCCCGGCGCCGGCGTCCTCGCTGTCGAGCAGATCGGCGCTGTGGGTCCGGTGGCCCAGCGCCCGGAACCGCCGGCGCAGCGCGCCGGAAGTTTCCATGCCGATGAAAACGTTCATTGCCGTTACTCCGTTGAAGGCGCCTTGAGGTCCTTCTCGACGTTCCTGATCAGCCCGGCTTCGATGCCAAGCTGGATGAATACCGGCAGCCACGCCGGCGGGATCGAATTGCGCAGGCGCCAGCCGACAATCGACGTCGGCGGCACCCTCGAATATCCGCGCCCGACGAGGTCCTCGACGATCTGGTCCTCGCGACCGAGGCCGAGGATCAATTCGTCGAAGCGCCACACCGGCGGGATGTAGGTGACCTTACCGCCGCTGCCGGAGGCGGCGCGGCGGCGAAGCCGTTTCTTCCTGATTGGAATGTCAGTCTTCATCGCTTCTCCTTGCCAGCTTCAGGCTGCGGACCTCGCTCGCCTTGATGTAGGGTTCGATGGCGTCGCGACCGAAGGCGGCGATCAGCGCCGGCTTGTCGAGGGTCTCGCGGACGGACGCCTGGACGAAGGCGGTGAAGTTGACGCCGTCGCGCTCCTCATTGGAGGCATCCAGGAGGTAAGCGCGCAGCACCGCCTCGCGGGCTTCCAATTGCTTGATGGCGTCGCGGATGGCGCCGAGTTCGTCGGCTGGATGTAAATTTGCAATGTTCATTTGTCGTTACTCCTGTTTGACGTTGAATTGTTGAAACCACGATATAGCGCTTGCTTTTGAAGAGTTCAAGCCTTATTTTGCAATTGTTCAATTTTATCCCAAACCGGAGAAACGACACGAAAATGACCGTTTTGCATTGCGACGTTGAAAGCTTCAGCAGCCTCGATCTGAAGAAGGTCGGCGTTGAAAACTATGTTCGCGCTCCTGGCTTTGCCGTTACCGTTTTTGCTTGGGCCTTCGACGACGAACCAGTGCAGTCGGTGCAGTGGCCCCACACCCAACGACTTCCTGAGCGGGTGCTTGATCACATTCGTAGCGGAGAGGGCATCAAGGCGTGGAACGCCGCGTTCGAGTGGCATGTCCTGAAACTGCATTACGGCATCGTTCTGAAGCATGAAGCCTGCAACTGTGTCATGCAGAGGTCCTTGGCGTGGGGGCTGCCGGGGTCGTTGCAGCTGGCCGGCGAGGCGATTGGCGCCGCGGTGGTCAAGGACGACACGGCGCGGCGGCTGATGCTGTCGATGGGCAAGCCACGTAGGGATGGCACGGGGTGGCATGAGGACCGCAGCGGCAAGGCGGTGCGGATGCTCGACGACCTGGCGGCGTATTGCCGGAGGGACGTCGACGCCGAACGCGAACTCGACCGGATGATCCCGGCGCTGTCGGCGGAGGAGAAGGCGTTGTCGGTGGTCGACGCCGAGATCAACCAGATGGGGGTGCTGATCGATCTGGTGGCGGTGCGCGCGCTGAAGAAGGCCGCCGAGACGGAACGCTGGGGGCTGGACGCCGAATGCGCGGTGCTGACGTCGGGCGCGGTGACCTCAGCCGGCACCCAGTCGGAGAAGCTGCTGGCGTGGCTGCAAGGCGAGAATGTCATTCTGAAGGACACGACGAAGGAGACCATCGCCGCGTGGCTGGCGCCGGGCAGGCGGCTGCATCCACGTGTGCGCAGGGTGCTGGAAATCCGGCAGGCGGTGGCGAAGAGTTCGCTGGCGAAGTTGGACGCGATGGCGGCGGTGGCGTCGGTGGCGGACGAGCGGGCGCGGAATTTGTTGCAGTTCTATGGCGCCGGGCGAACCGGGCGCTGGGCCGGAAGGCTGATCCAGGTGCAGAACCTGCCGCGACCCGACAGGGGGATGAACGCCGACACGGTGATCGGCGTGGCGCAAAGGGATGCCGGCGGGCTGGGGATGTTCTGGGGCAAGCCGATGCGGGCGATCTCGGGGGCGTTGCGGGGCTGCCTGGTGGCGCGGCGGGGGTGTGTGCTGGTGTCGGTCGACCTGTCGCAGATCGAGGCGCGCATCACGGCGTGGCTGGCGGGGCAGGAGGACGTGCTGCAGGCGTTTCGCGAGCAGAGGGACGTCTACACCCTGCAGGCGGCGGCGGTGGGCTCCAGCGACCGCCAACTGGGCAAGGTGCTGGTTTTAGGTTGCGGCTACGGTATGGGGCCGGAGAAGTTCAGGCAAACGGCGGCTGAACAGTATGGGGTGGTGCTGTCGGCGATGGAGGCCGAGGCGGCGCTGCGGGGGTGGCGGGCCGGCAACGACAAGATCGTTCGGTATTGGTACGCCATCGAGGATTGCGTCAAGGCGGCGGTCAGGAAGCCTGGGGTGGCGGTATGGCTCGACCATGGGGTGGCCGCCGGCGTCGGGCCAGATGGGGTGCTGATGCTGAGGAAGCCGGGTGGTGGGCGGCTGGCCTATCATGGGATGAGGTTCTCGGACGGCGGCCTGGTGTTCTCGGGCTTGAACGGCAAGACCAAGAAGTGGGGGACGGAAAGGACATACGGTGGCCGGCTGGTCGAGAACCTGGTGCAGGGGGTGGCGCGCCAAGTGATGGCGCTGGGGATCACGGCGTCGCATCGGGCGGGGTGGACGCCGATTATGTCGGTACACGATGAAATCGTCTGGGAAGTGCCGGAGAGGGGCGCCGCCGGCACTGCCGTCGTGCTCAGGGACCTGATGATCCGGGGGGCGTCGTGGAGCGGCGGGCTGCCGCTGGCGGCGGAATACAAGATATCGCGTCGCTTCGGCAAGTGAACGCTAGATGGTGTGTCTGGACTTGATTGGCCGGCTCAACGAAAATAGCCACCCCGTGGGCAGGGGTGGCTATTGTTTCGTATCCGAATGGGGTTCGAATGGCGGACGGCTGCGAAGCGGGGAAGCCTGTCCGAGATACCGCCGGAGTAACGACAAACCTACGATACCGACGCAGGGCAATCCCGCTCCGCGTCATGAGATATAGGCCACGGAGGCTTTCATGACAATACGCAACGCCGACACCCTGATGTATCTGAAAGAGGCTTTCGGGGACAGGTGGGAACAGGCCTGGGTGGAATGGGGGACGTTCGACGGCGGGGGTCTTTTCCGCAGGAACGGATACGGGAGGGTCGGCAAGCTGGCGGAAGGAAGTCCGCCGGAAGACCAGGCGGTCTATGTCTGCTGCGGGCTTTTAAAACCGGGTTCGACGCGGCGCTGCATCGAGAATGTGTCGCGGGTGCATGTGCTGTGCATCGACGACGTCGGCAGCAAGATCGATCTGGCGGACATGGAAGCCGGGGTCGGGATGGGCCTGGTGCCGGAGCCGTCGGCGACCATCGAAACGTCGCCGGGAAATTTCCAGTGGCACTATTTCATCGCCGGCGGCATGGAGGTCGAGCAGTACAGGGCGCTGCGCAAGGCGATGCGGTCGAACGCAATCCACGGGCATTCCGACGCGATCTCCCCGGCGAACCTCATAAGGCTGCCGATGGGCGTCAACGGCAAACCCGGCATGGCGCGGCACGATGTCGCCGTCCAGCAGTGGGGGATAAGCTCATGACGTACAGCAGCGAGGACCTGCTGACGTGGTTCGGCGGCGGCGCGCCGGTGACGCCGGCGCCGCCGGCGGGAGCTTTGCTGGCACCCTCGGAGGCGCTGCTGAAGGCGGTGCTGGCGCGGCTGCCGAATGACGGTGTGGCGCCTTACTGCAACTCGTATGAGGCGTGGATCGAGTTCGGCCTGGCGCTGTACGGCGCGACCGGAGGCGAGGGGCTGGAGTTGTGGGAGGACTGGTGTTCGACGCAGGTGCAGCAGGTGGACGAGACGGCGAAGTGGGCGTCGTTCTCGGCGACGGGGCTGGGGTGGGATACGCTGTGCATGTACGAGGACACGATGGGGACGGGGTCGCGGTCGGCAATCGCGGCGCTGGTGTTCGACGACGGCGAAGTGGCGCCGGTGGCGCCGGCGGCTGGAGTGGCTGGGTTACCGCGCGCCATGCAATTGAAATACGCCGAGGACATCGCGCGGCGGTGGGGGTGGCGGATGCGCTACGTACTCGACCGCAAGGCGTGGGCGGAGTTCGACGGTGTCGCGTGGCGGCATCTGCCGTCGAAGGTCAAGCTGGCGGGAAGGGCGGCGATGGCGATGGCGAGGTCGGCACCGCCGAAGGCACGGGGGGAGCATGACGTCACGACGCTGTCGTTTCTGGATGGGGTCGAGGGGCTGTGCCAGCAGATGCCGGCGCTGCAGTGCCGCGAAACGGATTTCGACCGGGATGTCTGGCTGCTGGGGACGCCCGGGGGGACAGTCGACCTGCGGACGGGGGTGCTTGGGGTGGCGAAGGCGTCGGATTTGATATCGAAGGTGACGGCGGTGGCGCCGGCGGCTGGGGTGACGTGTCCGCGATGGTTGCGGTTTCTGGACGAAGTGACCGAAGGCGACCTGGCGTCGGTGGCGTTCCTGCAGCAGTGGGCGGGGTACTGCCTGACAGGACTGACCATCGAGGAGAAGATTCTGTTCCTGTATGGGCCGGGTGGCAACGGCAAGAGCAAGTTTTCGGACATGCTGGCTTGGGTGCTGGGCGATTACGCGGCCAAGCCGGTGGCGGACCTGTTCATCAAGAAGGCGCACGGCATGGGACATACGTCGAAATTGGCGATGCTGTCGGGGGCGAGGCTGTGCACCATCTCGGAGGTGCCGGCTGGGGCGCAGTGGGACGAGGGGCTGCTGAAGGATATCACGGGTGGGGGTGTGGTGACGGCGGGTTTCAAGCATAGGGATGAATTCAGTTTCGAACCCCGGTTCAAGCTGCTGGCATACGGCAACCATCAGCCGACGTTTCCAGGCGGCATCGACGAGGCGATCCGCCGGCGGTTCATGATGATGGAGTTCCGCTTTCAGCCTAGGGTTGTGGACCTGGAGTTGATGGACAAGCTGAAAGGCGAGGCGCCGGGGGTGCTGCGGTGGATGATCGAGGGGTGTTCGGCGTGGCGGAAAACGCGGCTGATCAAGCCGAAAAAGGTCGAGGATGCGACCGACGCGATGTTCAGGGAACAGGACCTCCTGGGGCAGTGGATCGGCGCCAGGATCGAAAAAGCGAGGGGCGCTGAAGTCTTGGTATTGACGTTGTTCAAGGACTGGATCGAGTGGCGAAACCAGCAGGGAAATCACGAGCTTTTTGACAGCGTAACGGTATTCGGCAAGGAATTGGTGGACCGAAGGGGCTTCGCAAGGAAGCGGATCAACAGCGGAAATGTGTATCAAGACATCAAAATCAGAGGGACTTCGGGTGTAGGGTTCGACGTTTTCGGCAATCCGCTAAGCCCTTGATATCATTGGGTTGTGTACAGTTGTGTATAGTTTTCCTAAACTTGTCCTACGCGCGAGGAGATTGAAGACATGAGTGCATCCATAGGAGAGTTTACGGAAACTATACACAACTATACACAGCCCTTGGAAAATAAGGGTTCTGCCGGTTTTGTCGGGATTTTTCCGGGCTTTTTCGAAAAAAGGTGGGGGCGCCCTTGCGTTGAAGAATTGAGTGGACTATATGGGGAAGACTTCAGAAACAAACTTCAAAGGAGTAACGGCAAAATGACTTACGGTGTACCTGGATACGCGGTCCGCGACCGCATCGATGAGCTCGAAGACCGGCTTTACGATCTGAAGGCCGACATCGTCGACGCCCGTGCCGAACGCGACAAGGCGCTCGAACAGGTCGACGAGCTCGACAATGAGCGCGCCCGCCTGCAGGACCGTCTGGCGACGCTGGAAGACATGTTGCTCGACATCCGCGACTGGATGGACAGCCGCGCGGATGCCGCCGCTGCCGACTATCACGCTGGCAAGGGTTTCGCCGCCGACGATGAAGCGCGATGGGCGATGGCGATTGACGCGGCAGTGCTGAAATGAACCGCGCTGTTATCCGGCAGTACGCCGCCAGCCGGGGGATGCGTTACCGCATCACCCGTGCCGGCCATGTCGATCTGTTCGGGCCGCTGCCGGGTTCGCAGCTGTGCGGCTGGTATCGGTTCGCCGGCAGCGAGGCGGCGGCGGTCAGCCGTATCGTCGTGGAAAGTGTTGGCGATATCATCGGGGGTGGGGCATGATCTGGACTGTTGTCGCGCCACATGGCGAGGAGGATATCGGCTACCTGCCGATGATTTTCACCGATACCGATCCCCGTCCAGCCGCCATGCAGGCTAATGAGCGCTACGCTCACGGCGGCGGATGGCGACCGCAAAAAGGCTGGAAGGTCGATGCGCGGTCTGTGGCGACACCGGCGGCTCACGCCACTGGTGGAATTCGTGGTGCGAATTCGTCGCCGGCAATCGCGCCAATCGCTCGCTTGCGACCGCTGATGCGGTGTCGGCCTACCATGCGGCCTGCATTGCATAGGCCGTAACGCCACAGGCGAGGCCATACAGAGGGTTTTAGGGCTCCGGAGCAATTCCGGGGCCTTTTTCGCGTTGGTTGCGCTGTACGGGGCTGGCGTGGCATTGTGTGGGCATGTTCACACGCATCCCGGTTAAGCAGGAACAGTTTTTGCTGCTCGTCCTTGATGGCCAGCCGGCGAGCCGCGCCTATGCCCATGTCTATGGTCAGGACAAATCCAAAGCCGTCTGTGAGGTTTCCGGCTCAAGACTGTTAAGCAAGGCTAGGGTTCAGCAGCGGAAGAGCGAGCTTCTGGCCGCGCGCCATGCGGCCAGCCCCATATCAGCTGCGTTTTTGACAGGCGAACTTCTCGCCACGGCGGCGGAATCTCGCGCGTTGGGCCAGGGTTCAGCTGCCCAGGCTTGCTACATGGGCGTGGCCAAATTGCATGGCCTCATCGTCGACCGCGTCCAGGCCGACGTGCTGGTTCGTAAGCCGGCTAACAATCCCGACAGCCCCGACGAGATGACTGCCGAAGCCTGGCTGTCTGACTTTGGCGTTACAGTAATAGAGCACAACTCTACTGCGACTATACCTGCGCAACCCGAAACTATAGTTGAGATACACCAGAAAGATGTAGAGGTCGAGAGCGACGACGGGGGGTCGGCCTCTACTGTATAGCGCTAGTATAGTGTGAGTAGTGTATGAGAGTATAGATGGTATAGTCGTAGTAGTTGCTGTAGTATAGTTGGGGGTGGCGGGTCTGAACCGGAAAGTGGGTACACCCCTGGGTTGTGGGGCCTCCACAAAATCCGCACGGATACAACCGCGACGCGTTCCCGTTTTGTTCTAAAGTCCATCGTAAGGCCCTTCGGATGTCGACTGCCATAGCCCAGAGCGACTACGACGACTTCAGCCGGACGCTGACCATAACCTTCACCGACGGCAGCGTGTACGAATACTACGGTGTCCCTCCCGCCGTGTTCCAGGCCGTATCGAGCGACACCACGTCGAAGGGCACCTACTTCAACCGCGACGTCCGCAAGGCGTACAGCTATTCGAGGATTGGTTGACCCTCCGTAAAAATCTTCTATGGTGGGCCATGCCTAGAGGTGTCCACTCCAGTCCCCGCAGTTTCAATGTCGTCGATATGTCGGGCCAGACCTTCGGTCGCCTGGCCGTCGTCGAGCGCGCCGGCACCTCGCCCGACCGCAAGGCCCTTTGGCGATGCCGCTGCGCCTGCGGCAACTGGCCTGTCGTCAGTGGCAAGGACATGCGTTCCGGCCACGTCCGGTCGTGCGGCTGCCTCGCTGTCGAGGCCACCGTCCGGCGCAACACCCGACATGGTGGCGCCGGCACTCGTCTCCACGCCATCTGGAAGGACATGCACAAGCGTTGCCGGCATCATCCGCACTATGCTGGCCGTGTCCACGTCGATCCTGCCTGGGCCAGCTACCCACCTTTCAAGGCGTGGGCCTTGTCGCACGACTACCGCCCCAACCTCACCCTTGATCGCAAGGATACACTGGGCCACTATTCCCCCGACAATTGCCGTTGGGCGACGCGCAAGGAACAGGCTAACAACCGATACGACCAGCATGGCGGCTACACCCCCGCCACCTAGGACATGATAATGGCCCAACCCCAAAAGGTCGTGATTGGGTTCAAACCCCAACCCGGTCCTCAAGTCGCATTCCTCAAAGCCCCCTTTGACGCTGTTATCTATGGAGGCGCAAGAGGCCCCCGACCCCCGCTATTGAGTTAGCGGGGGTCGGGGGTTTCACGAAGAGGAGGAGGAAAGAGCTACGCCACCTTGGGCGAGTTCTGGCTCCACGCCGAGCGCCACGGCCCCCACGCCCGCGGCCTGATGGTGCGCAAGACCCGCGAGGATTTGAAGGACACCATCGAGACCGCCCAGCAGATGTACGGCTCAGCCGCCACCTGGAACGACCAGAAGAAGTTCTTCCGCTTCCAGGGCGGCGCCATGCTCAACATGGCTTACCTCGAATCCGACTCCGACGCCCAGAACTACCAGGGCTGGTCACTGACCCGCGTCTACGTCGAGGAACTGACGCAATACGCCGACTCCAGGGCGATCTTCAAGCTGTTCGCCACCCTCAGGAGCGCGGTGCCGGGCATCAAGTGCCAGTTCCGCGCCACCACGAACCCGGGTGGGCCAGGACACGCATGGGTCAAGGCGTGGGCGATAGACATAGGGCCTATGAACCCCGTCACCGATCCAGTGACAGGTCTCACCCGTGTTTTTATCCCCGCGAAAGTTACTGACAATCCGGCCCTCCTGAAGAATGATCCCGGTTACATCAATCGCCTCCGCGCCAGCGGCTCCGAACAGTTGGTTCGCGCCTGGCTCGAAGGTGACTGGGATCAGGTGGAGGGTGCTTTCTTTGATGAGTGGGACCGTAGGCGGCATGTGGTGGAGCCTTTTCGTATTCCGGCGGACTGGGTACGGTTCAGGTCGATGGACTGGGGCTCTGCCAAGCCTTTTTCGGTGGGTTGGTGGGCGCATGTCCAAGATGATTTCCAGATTCCCGGCACCCGGACCCTGCTGCCTCGCGGAGCAATCGTTCGTTACCGCGAGTGGTACGGCGCTTCGGCTCCAAACACGGGGCTCAAGCTTCCGGCTGAGATTGTAGGCGCCGGCATTGTCGCCCGTGACAACCGCGAAGACATCGCCTACGGGGTGCTGGACCCTAGCGCCTTCGCTGTCGTTTCCGGTCCCAGCGTTGGTGAGACCCTCGGGCGCGCCGGCGCTTTCTTCCGTCGCGCCGACAACGCCCGCGTCAGTCGCGACAAACGGGCCGGAGGTTGGGATCAATTGCGCGCCCGTTTGCGTGGCGACGCCGACGGCAGGCCGATGATCTATTTCTTCTCGACCTGCAAGGACAGCATCCGCACACTTCCCATGCAGCAGCATAATGAGAACAATCCGGAAGACCTCGACACCGATAACGAAGATCATGCGGTCGACGAAATTAGGTACGCCTGCATGTCACGTCCTTTCCGCGCCAGCGGGTTCGAGGTGGTTCACGAAGATCGCAATCCATGGCGGATTTCGAACATGTTCAAGCTGGACGAGCTTGACTTGTGAAACGCCCCGTGGCCGGATCGCGAACGAGCCTTGCGTGGTATTCCGGGGCGCGGCATCCGGTGTAGTACGTGCCTTGCGTCCTCTTGTCCTGCTCATTGTCGGGTTGGTCGCCCCACTTCAGGTGCGCCGGGTTGATGCAGGCTTTCACGCCGCAGGTGTGCTGGGCTTGCGGCTTGCCTTCCGGCGCGGGGCCGTGGACATCCTCGCACAGCAGCTTCGACAGTACGTGGGTTTTGCCGTCGATGGTCCTGCGGGCGTAGCCATTGATGGTGGAATACGGCCAGATCAGGCAGTCCGAACCGCGATACGTCAGGGCATGTTCCATGAACCGCCGACCGTGGCCGTGCGAAGCCTTTCCACAATTAATGACGGAGCATATGGTGCGAGCGGACATCGGACCTCCTTACAGGTTCGCGTTCAGGCCGCGCCGGGGGGCAAATCCCGGCGTGGCCACACCCTATCACCGGGACGAACCTGATGGCCACCAAGTTCTTCGACGACACCCCGAAAGTCGCCGGCACCATCTCAGCCGAGGCCGGCAAGCCCGACGTGCCGCCGGTCAACCCAAGCGAACCCGATGCCGACCCCACCGACGAGGTCGACAGCCAATACTGGGAACGCTGCCTCGCCGATGCCGAGCGCGCCGAGCAGGACTGGCGCCAGCGCGGACGCGAGATCGTCCGCATCTACCGCAACGACGGCAGCTACACCGCGCTCAACAAGAAGCGCAACGTCAACGACATCGTCTTCAACATCCTTTTCTCCAACACCGAAGTGATGCTGCCCAACATCTACGCCAACCCGCCGGACCCCGTCGTCCGCTCCCGTTTCATCAAGAAAACCACCCCGGTTCCGCAACCTCCCCCTCTGCCTCCGGCCCCGCCGGCGACGGCACCGCCGCCAGGGCCGGGGATGCCGGGTGGACCGCCGGCGGCGGCCCCTCAGGCACCGCCACCGGCGCCACTGCCACCCACTCCGCCGAGCCCCAATCTCGGCGTCGACATCAACATCCAGGGCCTGCACCCGCCGCAGCCGCCAGTCCAGCAACCACCACCGCCGCCAACCCCTCCTCCCCCCGAGGAGCCGCCTCCCCCCTCGATGCCGCCGATGATGCCGGCCCCTCCCCCGCCGGGGATGCCGGACCAGAAGGATGTCGAAACCGCCGCCGCCGTCATGGAAAAGGCGCTCGGCATCGTCGTCGACGACACCACCAGCCACGAGGCGATCAAGGCCGCCGTCAAGGACATGCTGCTGCCTGGCCGAGGTACTTGCCGTGTCCGCTGGTATCCGCAACTGCAGTCCCAGCCGGTCGCCGACCCGGTCATGGGCGGCAATCTCTCCCTGCCCGGCCAGCCCACCCCGCAAGGCGACGCCGCGCCGCTGACCGAGGACGTCAAGATATGGGAGACCGTCAGCGATGAATACGTCTACTGGGAGGACATCCTCTACGATCCCGTCCGCCAGTTCACCGACGGCTCGTGGGTCGCCTTCCGTCACCTGTTCGACGAGAAATCCCTGCTCGCCGAGTTCGAGGACAGCCAGCAGCTGCAGACGCTCAAGGCCGCCAACAAACTGCAGGACGTGCTGAAATGGACCGACGAGAGCGCCGCCAAGTCGGTGGTCGGCGGCGGCAGCCCGATGAAGACCGCCAACAAGCTCGGCGACGTCATCAAGAAGGCGATGGTCTGGGAAATCTGGAACAAGACCAGGACCGAGGTCATCTGGTTCATTCGCGAAGTCGACGGCCTCGTGCTGCGCGTCGACCCCGACAGCCTCGGTCTTTCCAACTTCTTCCCCGTCCCCAAGCCGCTGCTGGCCGTCACCACCACCGACTCGATGCTGCCGCGGCCTTACTACGACCTCTACCGCCATCTCGCCGCCGATCTCGACGAGACCTCCCGGCAGATTTCGCGCCTCACCGACAAGATCAAGGTCAGGGGCGGCTACAACGCCTCGAACCGCGATATCGCCGCCATCCTGACCGCCGAGGATGGCAAGATGCTGCCCGTCGCCGGCGTCGATTTGATCAATGGCGGCCTCGCCAATCACATCTGGCTGGTGCCGATCATCGAGTGGGTCAACGCGCTCAAGGAGCTTTACCTCGCCCGCGAGCAGATCAAGCAGGCGATCTACGAGGTGATGGGCATCTCCGACATCATGCGCGGCAATTCCAACCCCTACGAGACCGCCACCGCGCAGCGCATCAAGGGCACGATGGGCACCAACCGTCTCGCCGAGCAGAAGCGTGTCTGCGCCAATTTCGCCCGCGAATTACTGCGCATGAAGGCTGAGATCATCGCCAAGAACTTCGACGCCAGCACCCTTACGCGGATGACCGGCGAGGAGGTCACCCCCGAAGTCGAGGCCATCCTCAGGGACGACTTCCAGCGCACCTGCTCCATCGACGTCGAGACCGACTCCACCGTCGCCGTCGACGAGCAGGGCGAGCAGGACGCCAACGGCAAGATGATGATGGCCATGCAGGGCATCATGCAGGGCGCCGCCGGCCTTCTCCAGGCCGGCATCCTGCCGCCTCCCATGGTGGCGCAGTTCTCGCTCGAACTGATGAAGATGATGTTGCATCCGTTGAAGAACTCCCGCGGCGTCGTCGAACTGATCGACGACTTCCAGGAGCAGATACAGGCGCTGGCCAAGATGCAGGCCATGCAGCCGCCGCCTCCGCCTGGGCCACCCCCCGGTGCTGGAGCCGGTCCGCCCGGTGCCCCTCTTACTATCCCGCCGGGCGGGCCGCCGCTGCCGAATGGCGCCGGCCCACCGCCGCCAGGAATGCCGATGCAATGACCCAGAGGAGAAACGATTATGCCGTTCAAGACCAAGCCGAAAAAAGCCGTCAGGAAACCGCCGTCAAAACCATTCAGCAAAGCGGCCACCACGGGTCCGTTCGGTGGGACGAAAGCCCCGCTGCCGGCAACGAAAGGTGGCTTCCCACCCAAGAAGCCAATGCCTGGCTGCTAGACCGCCTCCACCGCATTGAAGTCCTCGTCGAACGCATCTGGGAACGGATAAAATGAATTGGATTGTCGTCGTCTTCATCCTGCTCGCCGGCACCGTCATCGCCTTCGGCCAAAGCCAGCCACCACCGCCGACCCTGATCCAGCAGTTGCAGTCGTTCCTGAGCTACGAACTGGACGAAGAGGATGAATATCCGCAGCCGAACTACCACACCTACCGGGCGCAAAGGCTTCAGGGACAGTTGGCTACGGCAAATGCTGCGGCAGCTAGTGGACATCCTCTGCCGCCGCAACTGAATGAGCATGGCGTTGTCACCCCGCTCTACCCGCCATCGGGGAAGTGAGATGATCTCAGCAGCTACGCGCCCGTTTGTGTTCGGTTTGCTGCCGGCGCGTACCCCAGCGGCAATTTTCCGGCGCGTAGTCGCCGTCATTGTCGGGGCATCTATCGATCGTCAAGTCGTCAGCGTATCCATTAGCCACTGCCCAGTCGCGAAAACGTGTGTAATCCTGCCACCACGCATCACAGATACGGATGCCACGTCCGCCGTAGTTTTTCCAATCCGGGTTGTTCGGATTGCTGCAACGTTGGCGCATGTTTTTCCATATGCGGTAGAGGCGTGTGTGGTTATTGCGCGGCGCTTCGCCGTGCTTTGTATTAGGTCTCCACTGGCAGCCACAGCTTTTGCTGAGACCCTTGGTCAGTGCGCTACGATCGACCTGTCGTTCGGTTCCGCAGTCGCAGCGACACAGCCATTTCCAGCGCGAAGTACCAATGCGCTCGCCTTTAGCGAGAGCTGTCCAACTACCGAAACGGCGATTTGTGATATCGATTATTTTGGGCATCGGACCTCCTACACGGGTTCCTTGTCAAGTAGCGGGTCGGTGCGTCAACACCGGCCCGTTGCGTAATCTAGCAGAGGTTGCCATGCGATTCGATAGAGAGGTTTACTTTGATGCGGTACGTGGTGCGCTTTTTTCCGGCGCGCTAAGCCAAATCCAAGTGGATGGTCAGCAGGTCATTCTCGGGCTTTGGGAGGGGCAATATCTCGGTACGCCGATGACCGATTTGCGGTGGTTGGCCTACATGCTCGCGACCGTTTACCACGAGACTGCTCAAAAATTCTGGCCGATCCGCGAATATGGTCTTGGTCAGGGGCACGAGTACGGAAAGGAGGACCCGCAGACAGGACAAGCCTACTACGGGCGCGGCTTTCGTGCAGCTGACTTGGAAAGACAATTACGATCGTGCGAGCGCGATGCTTGGGCTTATCGATGAACGTGACCTTGTCATGTTTCCTGATCTGGCTCTTGATTCACTTATCGCGGCACGGGTGATGTCGCGCGGCATGGCCGAAGGGCTATTTACTGAGGCCAAGCTCGGCGATTTCTTCAACGAAGACGACGACGATCCCATCGGCGCAAGAACCATCATCAACGGCCACGACAAGGACGAGCTGATCGCGTCCTACCACGACGTCTTCCTCGAAGCGCTGAACCAAGCGCAGGGCCGTGAGCGAGCAGCCTGAACCCGGCAAGCTCGAACGCGCGGCAAAAATTGTCTCGTCGCTGACCCTGTCCAACGTGCTGGTCATTGCGCTTTTGGCGGTGATCGCGGTGCCGGTCTATGTCGTCTACCGCGCGCTTGGCGACGAGAAGCTGCTCGACCGCCTCCTGTCCACCTACGAGGAGCATGATTCGAAGAGCGGCTGCGCGCTGCGCCACGTCAAGGCGCGCGGCGGCCCCGATCTGTGGGGCATCTCCGCCGGCTTCTCGTTTACCGGCGCTGACCGCTGGTATGTTAATGTCCTGCTCGACCACGACCCGAACGAGGAGGAGGTCGAGAGCTATTGTCAATCGCTCAAGCTTATCGCCGATTCCATGCTGGCTCGCGGTCATGATGCTGCTGGCGTCGACCAGCCGGGCGGAAACGCCGAAATTCTCGGCGGACCAGTGCCGGGTGCTGAAACAGACCGGCGTTGACACGACGGGCATCTGCCCGCCAGCGAAGAAAGAGAAGAAATGAAGCACAAATTCTGCACCCCCGATCCCGACCCACGCCAATGGCGCTCGCAACGCGAACTGTCCCAGGCCGAACTGGAGGCAATGGCCCACGACGGCTCCTGGAAGCAGGAGCACTTCCTGCTCCGGATTCTCGCCGAGAACCTGCTGAAGGAGGAAGACGCTGGAAAGCAATGAGATGGCTGGCGCTCCTGCTCATGCTCACTGCTTGCAAGACCAGCAGCGCCACCGTCGAGTTCGGCGAATACGAGTGTCAGGTGTTGCGCCAGCGCGGCGTCAACACCTCCAATCTGTGCCGGCGTCCACCGTCGGCGTCGAAGGCATCGAACGGAGGCGCCAGTGAAGGAGCGAGTGCTGGTGGCGATGGTGGGGCTGGTGGTGGTGGTGCTCCTAACCCTCCTGTGGGTGGAGGCAACCCTCCACTAGGCGGCGGCACCACGCCACCGACGCCGGAACCGCCGATCACCGAGCCACCGCCCACTGGAGGTGGTGGCGAGCCACCGCCGACCGGCGGCAAGCCGCCCGGCGGCATCGACAGTGTCAAGCCGCCGGGAACACCCGGCGACAGCGGCGGCAAACCCGGCGATAATGGAGACAGGCCCCATGCCCGGACCTGACAACGGCTTCTGGAGGGGCGTTTTTTATGCTACGGCTTTTTCCACGGCGATTTGGTTCGTCCTCTGGCTGATTTTCCGTTGAAAGGAACGCAAAATGGCTCTTTCCTCCAAGGAAACCAAGGAAACTCGGGACACCAGGGAAACCAAGGAGGTCGTCGAGCCACAAGCCATCGTTCCCGGCACCTGGCCGAGCCCCATCGACGGTTTTCGCGCCGCCGTCGGCGGTGTCGCGGTGACCGTGGTCAACCCCGGTGCTGGCGACGCGCTGCTGCCCTATCCGACCGGCACCCCCTGCCCGGTTGGCTCGCGCTTCTGGCTGCAGCAGGGCTACTACAAGTCGGCGACCCCAACCTGAAGGACAATTCGCCATGGCCTTGCAGGCATTTTCCGTCAAGCGCATCCAGGAAGCCGCTGACGCCAACGCCAACATCGTCGAAATCACCCCGAAAAGCTGGCGCCGCTTCCCGACCTCTGGCCCGCCTGTAGGGGGCTCACTGCCGATTTACGTTCCGACAGTGACCTATGTCGGTGGCGTCCAGGGTGACGACGTCGCTGTCGCCACCGCCAATTCCACCACGCCCTACGCGCCGACGACGCAGGCCGCCAAGGCGACGGCGCTCGGCACCACCATCGTCGTCGACACGGGCCGCCGTCGCGGTCCGCTGGCGCCGTCCGACCCTTATCCGGTCACCGGCTACACGCCGCTCGCCGCGCCGGTGATCACCTCGCTGGCCCCCAACACCGCTGTTGCAGGCACCGATCCCAACCTGATTGTCACCATCACCGGGACCGGTTTTTCGGCATGGTCCGCCGTCACCTCCGGTGGCTTCACGATCCCGTTCCGGTACATCTCTCCGACCAAGCTGGAGATCGTGCAGAAACCGAAGGCGTCGATAGCCGGCATCGTGCAGGTGGTCGTCTCCGACCACGGCGTCGCCTCCGCCCCCTCCAACTTCACCTTCACCTGAGGAGCGCGACATGGCGACCCCGGACCCGCTGGCGGCAACCATCATCACCCTCAATCCGTGGGACCCCTATCCGACCGGCACCCCGGGGGTGACCAACCTCGCCAATTGCCACGACGCCCAGGAACTGCAGACCGCCGCCAACTGGCAGGCGCAGTGCATCGCCAATCTTGCCGCCGGCGGTTCGGTGGCTGGAGGAGCCAAGTTCCCTTGACGGTCTTTGTCTACCGCGACGGCAAGGTGGTGCCGAAGCCGTCGGAAACGAAACGCCGGGATGGTGCCTACGTCTCGCGCTTCGAAAGTTACGAAAGCCCCATCGATGGGGCTTCGATCTCGTCGCACAGGCAGCGTGAACTGGATTTGACCAGGAATAACGCCTATGACGTGCGGGATGTAGGGCCAAATCACGAGTTCACTCGTGCTAAGGAGGCCCGGAAAGCTGAGAATGCCCGATCCGACGGACCAAGACAGCTTGATTTCTGGCGCTGACGACAGCGCCGAGGGGTCTTCGCCGCCTTCCCTGCGCGAAATCGCCGAGAAAGCTTACGACGAAGGCTCCCGCCCGGAGCGCGAGGCGCCCACCGATGACGGTGGTCGAGCCCGCGACGACCGAGGACGTTTCGCCCCGAAAGAGTCGAAAACAGGTGAAGCAGAGCGTGAAGCTCCCAGCCCTGAACCCAAAGCCGAGACCCCAGTACCGACCGATCCAGCTTTAAGCAATCGAGCCCCGGACCACTGGAGCGCGCAGGACAAAGCCGTCTTCGACAAGTCGCCGCCGGAAGTGAAGGAAATGCTTCAGCGGCGCTATTCCGAGATGGAAGCCGACTACACGCGCAAGTCTCAGGCCAACGCCAGTGCAGTCCAAGCCGTCAACGCGCTTGCGCCGATCTTCAACGACCCCGACATCCAAAGGTCGCTCTCTGAACTGAATGTGCATCCCGTTGGTGCCATCCAGCAGTGGGCGTCCTTCCACAAAAGGGCGGTCAGCCCGAATGTGCAGGACCGGGCCGCCTTGATGATCGACCTCGCCGAGCAGATGGGCTTCGACCCAGCCAGGCTGTTTGCCGTCAATCGCCCGCCGGAACCGCAACTCCCCCCGGGAGTGGCCGATGATCCGGCGATCCGTCACTTTGCCAACCTTTACGGCAAGACGGCCAGCGAAATGCAGTCGCTGCGTAACCAGCTCCAGAACATCCAGGCCACCGAGCAGAAGAAATACGAGCAGGAAACCCTGAAAGTCGCCCGCTGGAACATCGATCAGTGGGCCGACGAGAAAGGCCCTGACGGCACACCGTTGCGGGCTGATTTCAACGATCAGTTGCCGTATCTGCTCAAGTTGTTTCAGGCCGATCCCAACTACGATCTGGCTGAAGCATACGACATCGCGCGCAGCATGAACCCCAGGACACGGGGTGCGGCGCTCGCTGCCGAGCGGGCAAGGATGCAGTCGCAGCAATCGGTCGCCAAGGCCCAGGCTGCGAACCGTGGCAATCTCCGGGGGGTGACCTCCCCGGTGTCGAAGCCCACGGCGAGGACGGGGAACGGAGGTCTGCGCGACGTATTGGACGCATCAGCCGATGAGGTTGGCTTCTAGAAATAGGAGCCTCCAGTGGCCGAACCGACCGTCAACCAGCTAGTCGCTACTACGCTGGCTAACTACCATAAACAATTCGCAGATAACGTATCGAATAGTAACGCTGTAACGGCTCTGCTGCGCCAGGGTAATAGAATGCGCAGCGTCGACGGCGGGCGTTCCATCGCCTGCCCGCTGACCTATGCCGAGGAGACGTTCGCCTGGTACATGGGCAGCGAGCTTCTCTCCAGGGCCGTGAAGGAAACCATTTCGGAAGCCGACTACGAGCCGGCCAACGCGGTGGCCTCGATCACCCTCAGCGGCCCCGACCTGGCCAAGAACAAGGGCCGCGAGCAGGTGCTAAACCTGCTCGAAGGCAAGATGACCAACGCCGAAAACACCATGAAGAACAACATCACCAAGGCGATCTACGGTGATGGCACCGTCGCCAAGAGCTTTGCTGGCCTGAAGGCGTTCGTCACCGACGCCGGCACCGGCATCGTCGGCGGCATCGACTCGACGACGTGGGTGTTCTGGAAGAACCAGTTCACCTCCATCGCCAGGGCGACGGGACTGCAATACCCGGCCCTCAAGGCCGGCCTCAACAGCCTGTGGATCAAGCTGATCCGCGGCACCGAGCATCCCGACCTGGTGCTGGCCGACGCCGAAATCTACTCGACCTACGAGGGCGGCCTGCAGGAAAACCAGCGCTACGCCGACGCCGCCTTGGGTTCTCTCGGCTTCGAGACCCTCAAGTACAAGTCGGCGGCGATGGTCTTCGACGGCGCCGCTACCGGCCTCGCCGGCGGTTATATGTTGAACACGAAATATATGAAATTCGAAATCTACGAGGGACGGAACTTCGAGGCGCTCGATCTTCCGGATCAGTCAGTCGACATGGATGCTATAACTAAACATATAGCTTTTATGGGCGCCCTGACCCTCTCTAATCGCTCAATGCAAGGAAGAATATTGTTAACAGGTACTTGAGCGAAAAACAAGGCGCAGAAGTGTTAAAGCTTCTGCGCCTCGGTTCTTAACGCTTCTGGGGTTTTGTTCTCAAGGCCTTCGCCACGGACCAGCCACGATGCAGACGCATGAAAATAGTTCCCTTGGCCAAGCCGGTGTGATCCGCCCACTCATCGACCGTACGGGTTACACCGAATGCGGTCAGGTATCGGCTGGTCTGGGTCTTGGTTTCCTGCTGCTGCGGTGGCGTCGCCCAGCGGACGTTTTCTGGCGTGTAGTCGCCGTCATTGTCGATGCGGTCGAGCGTATGGCCTTTCGGCCTGTCGCCGACATCGGCATAGAAATTCGCGAAGTCCAGCCAGCGCTCGCAGACCTTGATGCCTCTGCCGCCGTAGCGTCGATACCAGGCGTCCTTCGGGTTCGAGCAGCGGGATTTCATCCCGGCCCACGTCCGGTACATCGGATGCTTGTGCAGGCCGTGCGTGGTGCGGGCCTCGACCTTGTAACAGCCACACGACACGGTCTTGCCATTGCGCAGGTGCGCGCCATTCACGACGCGCTTCGTACCGCATTCGCAGCGGCAGTTCCAATGCATGGCGCCTGCTTTGAACTGTGCGGGGCCGAGAACGGTCCAGCGGCCAAAAGTCTGGTTTGCGAGATCAATACGAACGACCACGGTAGCCTCCTTCAAAGGTTGTCTGGTCTAGTGGCGGGACGGCGTTCTTCCTCAAAACTGACGCCGTCCCGTCCGCTAACACTAAATAGATAGGATAGCAATATGTCCGACACACCGACCCTCGTCCGTTTCTATTCCGGCTGGGAAACCGCCGGCACCGGCTCCGACGGGATGCCGCTCTACAAGGAGAACATCATGATCCGGCTCGACCGGCCTCCCTTCCTCAGCGTCACCCGCGTCGCCGAGGACGAGGATTTCATCTATCACTCGATGGCCTTCGAACTGTTTCAGAAGGAGCAGTCGGCCCGCAAGGTCAGCTACTCCGAGGGCTACCCGCTGGCGCTGTGGCCCGCCGTCAGCGAAGCCGAATTCAAGATGCTGGTCGACCGCGACATCGTCACCGTCGAGCAACTGGCCAAGGCCAAGAAAGCCGACATGCCGACCGCCCTCAAGGAGCTTTGCGACCGCGCCGCCAAGTTGGTCAAGCTGCAGGCCGGCGCCGCCAAATACGAGGAACTGCTGCGCGACCGCGACGGGCGCATCGAGGCGCTGGAGGAGCAGGTCAAGGAGGCCGTGATCACCATCGCCAGCCAGAAGACCCTCATCGAGCGTCTCTCGATCAGGGGAGCCGGCTAAATGGCGCAGCTGATCTCCGTCGCCCAGGCCGTCAACGACGCCGCGCGCGAGATCGGCATCTCGCAGACCGACGTCCTGCGGGTGCTGGGCTCCAACGACGAGGATGTCGTGCAGATGGCGGCGCTGCTCACCGCCGTCGCCGACGAACTGCTGCTGGAGGAGCCCTACCAGGACCTGCTTGGCGACGGCAACTGGCTGCTCGACAAGGATGGCCACACCTACAAGGCCCGCCCGACCGACGACACCGACCTGCTGCTGTTCGACAGCCGGCTGGCCATCTCCGGCCTCAAGTACCGCTTCCTGCAGGCCAAGGGCTTGGAGTTCGGCGAGCAGATGCGCGATTTCCTCGTCCGCATGGGCAAGATCGCCGTGCGCGCCAACCAGCGGGTGCTGGACCTCGACGCCGAACCCTCAAGGCAGATTTGAAAGGATACCGACATGGCCCAAGGCATATTGAAGAGCATCTTCGGTGGCGGCGTTCCGCAGAACGCGCAGGGACGTCCCGGATTCATGAGCGACCGCAACGCCGCCGCCCGCGACACCGTCTATCGCAAGCCAGCGGCCAAGGCGGCGCCAGCCAAATCCGGTGGCGGCGGTGGCGGTGGCGGTGGCCACAAGAAGCATGGCGGCGGTGGCAAAGGCCCGCTCACCACGTCCGCGATCCCGGCGCCGCGGCCCAATACGACCCTCGGCGGCACCCCGACAGCCGGTTACGAGCCTATTGGCAACGATCCTCGCGGTACGCCGGACCCTTTGCAGCCACCGATGGTGCCGATGATGCCGCCCCTCACCGGGGTGCCGCCGGACCTGCTGAACCCCGGCCCCAATCTGACACTCGGCGGGACGCCCACCCAAGGTTACGGGTCGCCTTCGACCTTCCCAGGTCGGCCCGACATTCCGCAGACGCCGCCCACAGGCCCCGGTGGAACGCCGCTCGACGCCGGCAACATGCGCGGCAGGCCCGATCCGATGATGCCGCCGATGATGTCGCCAACCAATCCCGCCAGCCCCAGTCGTGATGAACTGGCGGCGATCATGAAGCAGCCGGGCATCCTGAGTTCCCTGAATGGCGGCGCCAATGGCCTGCCGTTCGGCAGGGAACTCGACGCCGCTGGGCAGAAATACCTGCCCTCCATCTTCGGGGGCGCCTACAGGTGAGGATGCTGCCGACCCGATATGCCAGCAAAATGGCGCCCAGCATCGTCAAGAAGACCAGGGCGCAGGTCTCGCATGTCTCGATCCCGTCGAAAGGCCTGTCGCTGGAGGCCAACACCAACGCCATCGACCCGCAATACGCCGGCGTGTTGACCAACTTCTACGTCGACGACGACCGCATCTCCGTCCGCGCCGGCTACAAGAAGATCGCCACTTGCCCCGGCGGCCAGCCGGTCGACCACCTGATCCCTTATTACGGCCAGCCGGAGCGGCTGCTCGCCGCCACCAACCATACGCTGTGCGACGCCCAGACCGGGACGCTGCTGCGCTCCGGCTTCACCTCCAACGACTGGCACTGGTCGAGTTTCTCCAATCTCGGCGACCGCGAATACACCATCATCTGCAACGGCGCCGACGGTGTCTGGGGCTGGGATGGCGGCTCGACGGCGGGACTGGCGCCGGTCACCATCACCAGGATCGCCGGCAGCGGCACCGGAACGCCGCCGCCGTCGAACCCGGCGCAGTGCACGGTGGCGCTGGCCGACATCGGCAAGTTCCACGACGGCATGACGGTGGTCATTTCGGGCGCCGACGCCTTGCATACCAAGGCCAATGGCGCGCACCGCATCACCAGCGTCAACAACCCGCCGAATACGTTCTCGCTGGTCGGCGTCGATCTCTCCGGCGCCGGCTCCGACCAGACCACCGGCACCATGACGGCGACGACGCAGGGGTCGTTCGAGAAGCTGGCGCTGATGGCGCCGACCGGCAACACCTGGCTGCACCCCGACGACTTCCAGATCGTGCTGGCGCACCAGAACCGGCTGTGGTTCGCCGACGAAACCAACCTCGCCGTCTATTACCTGCCGATCCAGCAGAAGGACGGTGTGCTGGCGGTGCTGCCGATGAACGCCATCTTCAAGAAGGGTGGCACCATCCGCGCCATGTACACCTGGACCGTCGACGCCGGCATGGGCATGGACGACCAACTCGTCGTCTTCACCACCAATGGCGAGGCGGCGATCTACAGCGGCGTCGATCCGGCTTCGGACTTCTCGCTGGTCGGCGTCTACCGCTTCGATCCGCCGATGTCGAAGCATTCGATCCTCAACTACGGCGGCGAGCTCTACGTGCTGATCCCGACCGGGGTGACGCCGATGATCTCGATGATCAAGTCGGGCAACGAGGGCCTCGACACCGTCGACCGCAGCATCGTGCCGATTTTCCTGCAGGCCAGCACCAACCACCGCGACCAGTTCGGCTGGCAGATGTTCCTCAATCCGTCGTCGGGCCGCGTCTTCGTCAACCTGCCACAGGGCGGCGGGCGCTACCAGCAGATGGTCCGCCACATGCCGAAGTCGGTGTATTCACTGTTTTCGGACATCCCGGCGCGCTGCTGGGGCTGGATCAACCCCTACGTCTATTTCGGCGACGACCACGGCAACATCTACCAGATGCACCCGGACTACCGTTCCGACGATGGCGCCAGCATCCGCGTCGACGTGCAGATGGCGTGGTCGCAGTTCAAGTCGCCGGCGCTGAAGCACTTCAAGATGATCCTGCCCTACATCGTCACCGACGGCGATCCGCATCCGCAGATCGACGTCAAGGTCGATTACGACAACAGCGTTGCCATAAACGAGCCCGAACTCAGCAGCGTGGTGGCCAGCGGCGCGACGTGGGACCTGGCGACGTGGGATGTCGACTACTGGGTGGGCGGCTCGCGCAACTGGAACAACTGGACCGGCGTCGGCGGCATTGGCCGCGTCGGCGCCATCCGCCTGTCGGCGCAGGTCAACAACTGCTCCTTCGCTGTCGTCGGCTGGGATGTACTTTACGAGACTGGTTCCGTTTTTGGCTGATACTTAGGTATACTATGTTTGTTACCACTCGCCATATTCTCCGCATGATTAGCCCAAGTCAAATGGTTTGGGTTCACGCAGATTTTGTTGTGGCAACTGTGCATGGCTTCTGGCTGGCCTTCCGGCGCTGGGCCGTGCGCCATTTCGCATATCATGCTGCTGGCGGTACGCCCGGTAACGGCGCCGTAACCGTTGGTTTGTTGCCCGTAGGGCCACGGCAGGCAGTCATTACTTTTGTAGGTGAGAGCCCGCTCAAGGAACGCCAGTGGGGTGCCGGACGGGGCGTGGACAGTCTTGGTTGGGTCTCCGTGCCGACGCCATCGCTTCCAGTGCAGGGAACAGAGGCCCCGGCCCCAAACGGGATTGCCGCATATAACGCAGAATTGCCCCACCTGTTGCCGCGTCCACGTCAGTTGGACGTTCGGATCGCCGTGGACGTGCCAGCGTGTGTAATGCTTCTTGCAGAAACCCTTAGCGTAATAGCGGTTTTCACAAATCGAACAGGTTTTCATCTAAACACCCTACCACAGGAGGCTGCTTAGATGAAGGTGGATTTCCATCCGCTGCGCAGCGACGCCGTCGCCATCCTCTCGGCGGCGACCGGCATCGATTACTCCGGCACCGAGTTCTCCAGGGAGCATGAGTGGTTCTGCTGCACCTCGCGCAACGAGTTCGGCCAGGTCGCCCTGGTCATCGTCTTCGAGTTCAAGTCCCGCTACGACGCCCACGTCTCGACGGTGCTGATCGACCACCGGGCGCTGACCCGCCGGCTGCTGACCTCGGTCGTCTCAGCCGTCTTCCAGCGCGCGACGCGCATCACCGCGCTGGTCGACCCCGCCAACGAGGTCGCCATCGGGCAGATGTGGCGCATGGGCTTCAGGCACGAGGGCTACCTCAGGCGCGGCCTCGGCGACCGCGACGCCTTGCTGTTCGGCATGTTGCCGGAGGACTGCCCTTACCTCGTCGGCAAGCCTTTTCGTTTCGTCAGGGTCGAGGCGACGCACCCAACCCACCCCGGAGTGAACTGACATGTCCTCGCAACCGAACCTAGATGTGGGCCCACCGTTTGCGGAGCTTGATCTGGCTGACCGTGGTCTGGTGGATGCCGTAGCGGGCCGCGATGACGGCATGTGTGGCACGAGCACGGCGGATCGCCCGCACCTCGTCGGCGGTCAGCTTGGCACTTTTGTTGTTTTCGCCGCGTTGGTCGTTAGTGTGGCTGGCCCCTTCGGCGGCGTTGCTTCGGCGACTGGCCCAGCGGAAGTGCCGTTTGTTGACGCAGGCGCGGTTGCCGCAGGTGTGAGCGGCATCACCCATACCGGGAGGGGGCTCGCCATGAACCTGCCGGCATATCCAGTTGTGCACCCGCCAGAGTTTGCCCTTGACGTTAAACTGCCCGTAGCCATGCCGGTCGAGCGAGTACGGCCACAGGACGCACTCGTCAGTTTCGACAGACAGCAAGGTGGGGACAAAGTCTCTTACGACGCCATGATTTTTTACCATGACGCCAATGTAACACTATTTATAGGGAGTGTATAGCATGGCGTCTCAACCTAAAGCCCCTGATCCGTACAAGCAGGCCGACGCGCAGAACAGCCAGAATGCCTACGCGGCCTTCTACAATTCGGTCGCCGGCAACGCCAACACCGTCAATCCCTACGGCTCGACGTCGAGCTCGATATCGGGCTACACGCCCTACACCGACCCGACCACCGGCAAGGTGACGCAGGTGCCGCAGTGGACGCAGACGACGTCGCTGTCGCCGACGCAGCAGAAGCTGTTCGACCAGGAAAACCAGACCAAGATGGGCCTCGGCGGCCTCGCCAACCAGCAGATCGGCCAATTGACCGACGTGCTGGGCAAGCCGTTCAACACCGACAACCTCAACGCCTGGCAGACCTACGGCCAAGGCCCCGACCTCAAGGTCGAGCAGGGCGCCACCGACCGCGCCTCCATCGAGAAGGCGATGATGGACAGCTACTACCGCGGCGTCCAGCCGCAGCAGGCGGCGCAGGACGCGCAACTGGCGGCGCGCGGCATGAACCCCGGTTCGCAAATGGACTACACCACGCAGAACCAGCGCTCCGACGCCGCCGCCGAGCAGACGCGGCAGGCGTATCTCGGTTCCGGCCAGGAAAGCCGCGCCGCCATGGAGGCGCAGAACAAGGCCCTGCAGCAGGGCTGGCTCAACGCCAACAGCCGCGTCGACCAGGGCAATGCGTTGCGCCAGAGCCAGTTCGGCGAGCGCCAGCAACTGCGCAACCAATTGGTCAACGAGGTCTCGGCGCTGATGGGCAGCGGCCAGGCGACGGTGCCGAACACGCCGTCGTGGCAAGGCGGCACGGTCAATCCGTTCGACATCGCCGGCGCCGAGAACAATGCCTACAACATCAAGATGCAGCAGGCCGCCAACAACAACGCCGGCATCTTCGGGGCGCTGGGTAGCGTACTCGGAGCCTTCAACCCCTTGTCGAGGATAGCATGAAGCTCACCCACGACCAGATCGTCGCCGGCCTCGTCGAGCGTGGCGTCCCCGCCCACGTCGCGCAGGGCGTCGCCATGAATTTCCGCGACGAGAGCGGCTTCGACACCGGCATCAACGAGCGCGGCATGTCCTTCGGCCATGGCGGCTACGGCCTGGCGCAATGGACCGGCCCGCGCCGCATCCAATTGGAGGATTTCGCCAAATCGCAGGGCAAGTCGGTCGACGACCCCAATGTGCAGATGGATTTCTTCATGCGCGAGAACGCCGGCCCGGAGAAGGGCGCCTGGAGCGCCGTCGTCAATTCGCCCGACGCCAGGTCGGCGGCGGTGTCGTTCGTCAAGAACTGGGAACGCCCGACCTCGGCCAACGTGGCGGCGCGCAGCGCCAAGTACCTCGGCGACAGCCCGAGCGAAAGCGGTGGCGCCCGCTTCGGTGGCACCGGCCTGGGGACGCCGGGACTGGCGCCCTTGACGCCACCGACGCCGCCGGCGCCGGCGCCCGAGAGCCCGATGCAAAAACTCAGCGACAATCTCGGTAGCGCGGTCGCCGGCTACGGCTCCGGCGCGGTCAACCCGCTGCCGTCGTCGACGGTGCCGAGGATACCGGCGGCGCTGACGCAGGCGCAGCAGGTGCAGACCGCCGACACGGCGACGCCGGAGGCGATGCGCGCCCAACTGGCGCAGCGGCTGGCGCTGCTCAACTCCGGCAAACTTTGGACTTAACAGAGGGAATGTTAGTATGCTGCTCTCGTTCATAACGGAGAGCCAAATGCCAAAACCCCCTGAATTAATCGGGCAGACTTTCGGTCGCCTGACCGTCCTCGCTCGTGTCGGAAGTGACAAGAACGGTCATGCTTTGTGGCGGTGTCTCTGCACATGCGGCGCTGAGAGCACTACACGCACCAACGCGCTTCGAATGGGTGTGGCAACATCATGCGGTTGCTACAACCGCGAGGTTTCTCGAAACCAGAAAACCAACTTCCGTCATGGACACGCTGTTCGTGGTCGCTGGACGACTGAATATCGAATTTGGGCGGGTATGCATTCCCGCTGCTCGACCCCTTCCGCATCCGGTTACGAATATTACGGCGGCAGGGGCATAAAAGTTTGTGAACGGTGGCGGTCGTTTGAGAATTTTCTATCGGATATGGGCTTTCGCCCCAGCGGACTGACGCTGGACCGCATCGATACTTACGGAAATTACGAGCCCGGAAACTGTCGATGGGCAACAACTGCGGAACAAGCCCGGAACCGTAGGGCACGGAGTTAGGCCATGGCCATACAGCAGGCGGGTTCTTCATACCGCGATCCGATGAAGGCGATGACGATCAAGGCGCTGCAGGCCCGGCAGGCGGCTGCGGCGGCGGCGACCGCCAAATCGATGGAAGTGCCGGCGCAGATCGCCAGCCCCTGGCAGGGTGTCTCGCACCTCGCCGGCATCCTCGGCAGCGAATATTCGCAGAACAAGGTCGACAGCGCCGAATCCGACGCCCGCAACCGGCTGGCGGCGCTGAAGGCGCAGATCAATCCTGAAACCGGCGCGACCTCGCAGCAGCTGGCCGACATCGGGCAACTGGATCAGGAGTTCGCCGACAAGGAGTTCGCGCGCATCGCGGCGGCGCGCGAAGCCGCCAAGCTGGAGACGCAGCGCGAAGCCCACGACACCAGCGAGCGGATCGGCGGGCAGCAGTTCACCTCGGGGCAGACGCAGGCCGGCTTCACCGAGCAGGAGAAGCAGGCAGCGACGCAGGTCAAGGCCAACCAGGATGCCGCCGCCGCGCAGGTCAAGGCCGATCAGGATGCCGCCGCGCAGTCGGCCAGGACCGCCGCCGACGTGGCCACCGTCGCCGACACGCGGACGCAGGCGCAGAAGGAGCAGGAGGCGGCGCTGTCGCCGGATATGGTCAAGCTGGACCTCGCCCTCAAGGCAGGCCGGATGACGCCGGAGGATTACCAGCAGCAGAAGCAGTTGCTCATCCAGAAGCAGCAGGCGCAGGCCGCCGCCGCCGGGCCGGACATATGGAACGACATGACGCCGGATCAGCGGACCTACTACCACGTCCCCGCCGACGCGCCGGCGCAGATCAACAGCAAGACCAAGGAGATCAAGATCGGCCAAGTCCCGACGACGCCGCAGCAGGCCGACATGAACCAAAAAATCACTAGCGACGTGCAGGACTGGGACAACAAGGGCCGGGTCAACGTCGAGAACGCCATAGACAAGGTCGAGAAGTCGATGGCGGCCATCGCGCCTGGCCAAAGCTCCGGCGGCAAGGTCGCCGAAACCTTGGGCGTGGGCCAGACCGGCCCGGTGGCGGGTCTGCTGTCGAAGCTGCCGATCGTGGGGCCGTATACCCAGAGTTTCTTCAACTCGGACATGCTCGCGGCCCAGAAGGACATGCAAACCGCCGTGCAGAGCACCCTGAAGGAGACCTTGGGCTCCCAGTTCACGCAGCAGGAAGGCGAGGGCCTGATGTCACGCGCCTTCGACATAAACCTCGGCCCCGACAAGAACATGGAGAATGCCAGGGACATCATGCTGAAGCTGAAAAAAGCGCAGTATCTCAAGGCGGACCAGTCGAAATATTGGCACGAGCATGGCGGCGACATGAGCAAATACGTGCCGCCGGAAGGTGGCATCGAGGCGCTCAAGCAGGAGGTCGCGAACATGTTCAGGGACGGCGGCGGCGGTGCTAACGCTCCTGCTGGTGGCGGCGGTGGCGGCGCCGGCGGCTGGAAAGTGGAGGAGGCGAATTGAGATGGCCGACCCCAATGGGCCGATAACATACGGGAGTGTCGCGCCGGCGGTGGGGGTAAAGTCCTACTACGTCACCCGGCCCTCCGACGGCAAGCGATTCAAGGTCACCGGGCAAGGCTCCCCGGAAGAAGCGCAAGCCTACGTTATGAAGAACCACCCGGACCCCGGCACCGGCGCGCATGTCATCGACAGCCTTGAACACCCGACGCAGTCGATCCCCGACATGCTGCGTTCGGGTTCCGACTTCATCACCTTTGGCGCCAACGACCGGCTGCGCGCGTGGCTGAAGGGCACCAGCTACGCCGACGAGAAGCAGGCCACCGAGCAGGCCGACACGCGGCTGGGCTCGCTCGACGACGCCGCCAAGCTGGGTGGCGCCATGGTCGCGCCGTCTGCCGCCGCCGGCTACGCGCCGGAGGCCGGCGCCTTGGGCCGGCTGGGCCAATGGGGCAAGTCGGCACTCGGCTGGGCTGGCGAGGGTGCCGGACAGGCCGGCGCGCAGGCCGTCATCAAGGGTGAGGACCCGGTGTCGGCAATGGAGAAAGGCGCGGCTTTCGGTTCCGCCGGCAAGCTGATGTCGTCCCTGCGGATGCCGAGCGCGCCAAGCCAGTGGGTGCCGTCAGCGGAGAAGATGGCCCAGACCAAGGCCCTCGCCGAGAAGGCCGCCCACCTCCTGAAAGGTGGCGACCTCGACCCGTCACTGAAGATGGCCTGGGGCGTGGGGACTGGCGGCAAGGGTCCAGCCTTGGGCTACGCTATTGGCAGGGGGGCCAAATGGCTTCCGAATGGAATCGCCGCCCAGAGCGTCGTTTCACCGGACCCGGCTGTATCGAGGGATTACCTCGCCCGCATGATGCTGGGAGCGGGGCGGCTATGATCAATCCTTCTCACCCCGCTTTTTCTTCATGCTGTCATGCGCGGCGAACAGGAAGCAGATTATCAGCAGGCAGGTGGCCATTGTCGTTACTCCTTTGTGGCCCCGCATATAGGCCATCTCTCCCAAGACTTCAAGGGAGTGCTTGATGCCGACGCAGCAGGACTGGATGGAAGCCCAGAAGCAGCGCATGGCGCCGCAAACCCCCGACACCATCGGGCGGATGCTGATGGGCATGTTGTACCAAAATCCATCCTTTGTCATAGTGCAGTCCCAACTGGAAGAGGGACTTATGACTGCACTTATCGACATTACCGGACAACGATTTGGTCGTCTGACAGCACTGGCTTGCGTGGGCATAGCGCCCTCCAGAAGCGCGTTGTGGCGGTGCCGCTGCGATTGCGGCGGCATTACCGTGGTAGCGGGGATTACCCTGCGCAGCGGGCACACGAAGTCCTGCGGCTGCCTGCGAGACGAGAAAATCAGCAACGTCAAACGACGTCATAACGGGGTTGGCACCCGGATATATCGCATCTGGAAAGGGCTGCGCGCCCGATGCCTCAGCCGCACGAACGTGCGTTACATGGATTATGGCGGACGCGGCATCATGGTATGCCCAGAGTGGTCTGATTTCAGCGTCTTTCGTGATTGGGCTGTGGCCAACGGCTACGCGGATGATCTCAGCATCGACCGGATCGATAACGATGGGCCGTACGCCCCCGGCAATTGCCGATGGGCTACGGCGCGTCAACAACGCTTAAACTCACGACCGAAGGTCAAAAAGCGGAGTAATTTTAATGCCTTATGACTCCTCGGGCAATTTTCAGCGTGTCATCCCCGGTGGCTGGCAGGCTGATGCGGCTGCGGGTATCAAGATCACTGCTGTGCGCCATGACGCAGAGGACGATGGTTTCGCCACTGGCCTGTCGACCTGTTTGACTAAAGATGGTCGTAGTCAGCCGACCGCCGACATTCCGATGAACGGCAAGAAGCTCATCAACCTCGGCGAGCCGACCAACCCGCAGGACGCCGCCACCCGCAACTACGTCGACACCTTCAAGACCTTCAACACCGGCATGACCATCGCCGGCGCCGGGCCGATCAACGGTTTCATCAACTTCACCGCGCCGACCGGCGTCAACGGCATTTCCTGGGCCACCGCCGACATGGCGTGGATCGGACGCGACACCGTCGCCAACCAGACCCGCAAGCTGCTGGCCATCAACGACAAGACCGACGGCACCGGCAGCGACGTCTTCCGCGTCGACGAGGGCGGCATCGTCAACGGCCCCAACCAGTTCAGCAACAATCTGTCCTACGACGCCGGCGGCGTCTGGCGCAACATCGCTGCCGGCACGGGCAGCCTGCTGGGTTTCCAGAACGGGTCGTTCAAGCTCTATGTCAACGACACGCCGGCGACGACGACCTACCAGCCGGCGACGCTGCGCGCCTTCTTCAAGGCGGAGGATTCGACGGTCGGCACCTTCGTCACCCTCGACAAGAAGGCGAGCGGCGAATACTGCCGCATCACCTCGTCGATGGCCGGCAAGAACCGCTGGATGCTGGACCTCGGCGACGGCACCGCCGAGACCGCCACCGACCGCGTCGGCTCCAACTTCTACATCTACAGCCTGGACAACGCCGGCGCGACGGCGTTCTCGGAAATGGTCATCGACCGCGCCAGCCACCTGATGACGACAGGCGGTGCCCTGACCGTCGCCGGGCAGGTCTACACCGCCAACGACTACATCACCAAGACCGGCGTCTTCCGCAGCGAGATCGCCGCCGTCGTGCTGGCATCGGGTGTCTCGCCCGGCAGCGTCTATCTCAGGCCAAACACGGCGGTCTCGAACTACGGCGAGGTCACCATCAATTCCGACGGCACCCTCACCGTATCGAATACCGGCCTTCTGATCGCCGGCAAGGGCGTCCTGGACCGGCAGGGCATGAGCGGCGCCTACACCGGCAACGTCCACAACTTCATTTATGCGAGCCCGTACTTCTACGCCTATGTCAACGACACCAACATGGGCGCCATCGCCTGGCAGTCCGACTACCGGATGAAGAAGGACATCCAGCCGCTACCGTCGATGTGGGACATCGTCAAGCGGCTCTCGCCCATCCAGTATTCGATCAAGGAGTGGGGCCTGTTCAAGAACGACGACACGCCGAGATGGGGCTTCGTCGCGCACGAACTGCAGGAGAAGCTGCTGCCGAGCGCCGCCACCGGGACCAAGGACGAGGAGGACGTCATCCAGAGCCCCAATCCCTGGACCGTCATCGCCGCCCTGACCAAGGCGCTGCAGGAAGCCATGCGCCGCATCGAGGTCCTGGAGGCAAGGGCATGATCGTCAATAGGACAGTTTTCCTAAACTCCATCGAACCGGAGTTCCTCGCCTTCAGGTTCTCGCAAGGCGTCGACACCAGGGTCGACCTGCATTTCAAGAACCAGAACGGGACGCCGCACGGCGAGGACGTCGTCGCCCAATTGCAGATGACCGGGCGCTCGAACCGCATAACCGAGTATTATTCCTGCCCGGCGACCGACGTCGTCAACGGCAGCGCCAGGGTGCTGATCCCGGCGGGGCTGCAATACGACCCCAATGGCTGGCAGCTGCGCCTCACCGGCACCGTCGACCAGGAACCCCAAGTGATCGCCTACGGCGTCGCCACGGCAGTGGCCGGCGCCGGCCCGCAGGTCGAGACGCAGGACGTCATCGATTCCATCGACATCGTCATGACGCACGGCGCCGACTGCGTCATGACCGTCAAGATGTGGCAGGACGACGGCAAGAACGCGCCCTTCGATCTGACCGTCGCCAGCCTCGCCGCCGCCGTCTACGACCATCAGGGCGGCGCGCTGCTGGCACCCTTCGCGGTCACGCCGCTCACCACCAACAGCGTCCGGCTGACCATGGCCACCGCCATCGTCAATACGCTTCCAGTCAGCGCCTGGTGGAGCATGACGGTGACGCAGGGCGGCGGCACCACCACCATCGTCGAAGGCAACGTCAGCGTTCGCGCCATGGCATTGGGGGCATAGCGGTGACTAAAGTCGAGATCGAGTTTTCCGGTGACGCCCTGGTCGAGGAAATCACCGTCGCCACGCCGCGGGCGACGACGCCGGCGACCGCCACGCCAGCCAGCATCGGGCTGGTGGAACTGTCGCTGCCGTCGACGCTGATCCCCGGTCCGGCGGGGCCGCCAGGCGCCGATAGCACGGTCCCCGGCCCGCCTGGCGCCGCCGGAGCGCCGGGTGCTCCCGGCACGAACGGCGTCGGCGTTCCAGTCGGGGGCACGACGGGCCAGGTGTTGGCGAAGATCGACGCCACCAACTACAACACCCAGTGGGTGGCACAGACCGGCGGTTCCGGTGGTGGCGTCACCGACGGCGACAAGGGCGACATCGTCGTTAGTGCTTCTGGTGCAACCTGGATGTTCGACAGCGACGTGATCTCGCCTGTCGCCAGGGGGGTGCTGGACGACGCCACGACGGCGGCGATGCTGACGACGCTGGGGGCTGTCGCCAAGGCCGGCGATACCATGACCGGAAAGCTGAACCTTCCTGCCACCACGGCAGCCAATGCCGGGCTCAATATCGGCACCGGCACAGCCCCGACGACCCCGGTTGCCGGCGATGTCTGGATCAATGGCGACATCGTTTCCTATCGTGGCGTGACATCTACCCGACTGCTCATCAACGATGGCAACGCCCAGACCATATCCGGGGCCAAGACCTTCACCAACGACATCACGCTGGCCAAAGCAACGCCGGTGCTGTCCATCGACAAGGCGGCATCCGGGCAGGAGGCCGGGCTGCAGTTCAAGACGGCCACCAGCCTGCGCTGGAAGATCATTAGCGATACCACCGCCGAGAGTGCCGGTGCCGGTTCGTTGTTCCGCCTCACCCGCCACGATGACGCCGGGGCGCTCATCGAGAACGCCCTGACAATCAATCGCTCGACTGGAACGATCACGACGTACAGGCAGTTCCAGGTTGGGGCGGCACTAGCGCCAGTAGCGGGTGGCAGCACCGCCGGCTCACTGACGTTCCTGAACGCAGCCATAAGTATTTCTGCCGGTTCCGGCGCGCCGACGCTGAGCGCCGCGCAAGGCTCGATCTACCTGCGCTCCGATGGGACAGCTTCCACCCGTACCTACGTCAACACCAACGGCACCACCGGATGGGCCGCGCTGGCGGATGCCACTGTCCTCACTGGCTACGCGCCGCTCGCCGACCCGGTATTCACCGGTAACCCGACCGCGCCAACACCGACGGCAGGCGACAACGACACCAGCATCGCCACCACCGCCTTCGTGACGACAGCGGTGGCGACGCGCGAGCCGTCGCTGCCGGCGGGCGGCACGACGTCCAATTACCTGCGCGGCGACAAGACATGGCAGCCGATCACAATTCCGCCAGGAACGGTGATTTCCGACACCCCGCCGGGATCGCCGGTCGCCGGTCAGCTGTGGTGGGAGAGCGACACCGGGGCGCTTTTTCTCTACTACACGGACGCAAACAGCAGTGCGTGGATACAGGTCAATGCCTCGCCGTCGACCGGGCTGACCGCCGAGACGCGCAATCGGCTGGTGAACCCGTGCTTCCAGATATCGCAGGAGAACGGCAACACCTCGTCAACGACCAGCGGCTATTACGGCTCCGATGAGTGGTTCACTTTTTACATCGGCACGGTCGTGCCGACGACGCAGCGGGTGCAGTCGGCAACGCCAAACGGCTCCGTAAACCGCTACCGCGTGACGGTGACGACCGCCGACGCCACCCTGACGACGACGGATATGCTGTCGGTTAACGCCAAACTGGAGGGCATCCGCACCGCCGACTTCAAATGGGGCACGGCGGGAGCAAGGCAGATTGTCGTCCGTTTTGGCTTCAGGGGGCCAGCTGGCACTTATACGGTCAACTTGGTCAACAGCGCCTTGAACCGTTCCTATATCGCCACCTTCACTATTGCGGCGGGGCAAGCCAACGCCGACACCGAGCAGATTATTGTCATCCCCGGTGACACGACCGGAACGTGGCTGACCGACAGCAGCGGGGCGGGAATTATCGTTCGTTTCGTGCTGGCGGTCGGGCCGACTTATCAAGGCATTGCTGGCTGGCAGGCCGGCGATTTCCGTGGCAGTGCATCCAACACCAATGGGATGGCGACGGCTGGCAACGTCTTCGAACTTTTTGACGTCGGTCTCTATCTCGACCCGCTCGCCACCGGCCTTGCCCCCGCGTGGACGATGCCCGACGAGGCGCAGGAAATGGAAGCCTGCAAGCGCTACTGGTTCTCCCAGACCGGCATCGTGATGGGCGGCGGCGCTTATGCGCCGACCGTGCGCATGTACACGCAGTCGTTCCTGCCGGTGACCATGCGCATAGCCCCGGCAATCGCGCTGTCGAGTCTCGTTTATGGCAATGCCAGCGGACTTTCGGCCTACCAGATCGGTGTCAACAACATCAATCTTTACATGGACGGGACCGCCGCTGGTAACTGCAGCGCTGGTTTCACCATGACCGCCAACGCGAGAATGTAAAAATGTATATCTCTTGCGCCTACGCCCCACCCGATTCGCTGCAACCGAAACCGGCTGGCCAGCGCGCCATCACCTGCATCGACGAGAATGGCCAGCAGTGGTTCCTGACCGAGGACAGCCAAGTTGGCGACTGGTTGGAGTTCCTCAAGGCCGGCGGCATCGTCGAGCCTTACGTGGCGACACCCGAAGCCAAGCCGGCGAAAAGGAAGAAGTAGCCATGGCTTTCGATTTTCCGGGGTCCCCAACTGTCGGCGCCATCTACACCCCAGCCAGCGGCAGTCCTTCGTGGCAGTGGAACGGCACCGGCTGGATGCAGATCGCGCCGCTGTCGATGGCCCCGGATGAAGTGGTCGGCGGCATGATCACCATCGCCAGCACAGCCCCCTCTTCGCCCGCCGTCAACGATGTCTGGATCGACACGACATGAAGCGAAAAGGAACAACAATGACGACAGGTAAACCCGCCATCGGTTCATTCTATCGCGATGAGGAAAGTGGAGCTTTCCACGTTTATGAACGCGATGGCTGGGTCATGCTCCCACCCGCCAGCGTGGTGCCGTTGTTTGACGATGAGTACGACAACGATACTGAAAACCAGTATTGGCAGGACTGGGAAAAATGACTGAGAGGTTAGCGGATATGCTGACCGGCGGTGCGATCGCTGCCTGTTTTGGCTACTGGTTTTGCTGCTGGTGGATGAACTGGTGGATGAGCAAGTAACAGATGGCCACCGCTCCCGTCACCATTCTGAATTTCAATCCGGGCGCCGTTGCCGCGACCTTCACCACGGCCTCATTCACGCCGGTTGCCGGCACCAGGCTGCTGGTGTTTGGTGTCGCCTACCGCAACGCCGCGATGACCATCAAGCCCACGATCAGCGACAGCGCGGCGATGACGTGGATCGAGATCGGCAACGTCAAGACCTCGACGTTCTCCAACCCCGATCTATGGACCGTCGGCTGGGTGTCGCCGCTGATCCCGTCGTCGCCCGCCGCCATGACCGTGACGGTGGCGCAGGCCAGCGCCTCCGGCATCGCCGCCTGCGTCGTGCAGCTTGCCGGGGCCGACACCGACGGCACCGTCATCCAGGCTGCCACCGGCGAGGACCTCGCCACTGGCGATCCCTCGTTCACCTTTGGCGCGACGCCGGGCGCGTCCCGGCTGGTGGTCGGCTGCAATTGGCACGGCGGCGGCAACGCCATCACCAAGCCAGCGACTTACGTCAACCTGTTCGACAACACGCCGACCAACCTGACGGCGCGGCGGGCCGAGATGTTCTATGCCACGGCGTCGGCGCCGATTGGCCCCAACCAGTCGACATCGACCAATATCCGGTCCACCGTCATGGCCGCTGAATTGGGCGTCACCGCCGCTCCCGCCGGCAGGGCCAAGGCGTGGTCTGGATCGGCGTGGGTGGTGAAGCCGGCCAAGGTGTGGTCTGGATCGGCGTGGGTGCAGAAACCTGTTAAAATCTGGACCGGCAGCATCTGGAAAACCTAGCCGGATGAAAGGATCAAGATCATGGGAAGCCATCCAAAAGGCGGCGGTAGCTCCGCCACGTCAGGCGCCTCGGCGCAGCAGGCGGCGGCCACCGACACCGCCAACCGGACGCAGCAGGCGACGCTCGCCAACCAGATCGGCGGCACGGTGGCGCCGACCGGAGCGGTACCCAAAACCGGCGGCCTGGTCATACCGACGCAGGCGCCGGGGATGCTGATGGGCGCCGGCCTCAACTGGTCGGTGCCGACAGCGCAGAAGGCGGCGATCCAGAACTCCATCGCCAGCACCTACTACCCACACGCCGACAACAGCGGCCAGCAGCGCGGCAACACCGCCTACGGCGGCAATCCGGCGCCAGGCGGCTACATCGCGAGGGGACGCTGACATGATCCCAGCCCTCATAAGCCTTATCATCTGGCTGCTGGTGGTCGGTATCCTGTACTGGGTCGCCGTCTACGTCGTCGATAATTTCATCCCCGACCCGCCAGCCCGCCTAGTCAAGGTGGTCCTCATCGTGATCATCGCCTTGGTCGTGGTGCTGGCGTTGTTGAACCTCATCGGCGTCGGCACCGGCATCGACTTCCCACGACTCAAATAAAAACCCCCCTGACGGCGGGTCAGGGGGGCGCCGGACAACGCAATACGAAAAGTCCGGCTTGCTAGCTCAGTGGAACATGTCGGCGCCGGCAACCTCGCCGTCGTCGAAGGCGGCGCCCGCCGACACCCTGCCGTCGATGCGTGGGCCATCCTTGATGATCTGAACGTGGTTGAGCGCGAAAGAGACGCCCTTTTTGCCCGAATTGATCCAGGCGAATGGCGAGACATTGAAGCGCACCAGCTGGCCGGCCCAGACCTGCTCCGGCAGCAGCACCGGCTGGCGGTTGGCGTCGACGATGTCCGGCTTGTTCTTGGTCCATGGATTAATAAAAACGTCACCCTCGTTGTAGCCGTTGTACCTGCCGGCCTTCTCGCCGGCGTCGCGGAACGGCATGTGGATTTCCTTCATGTTGACCTGGGGGCCGAACTTGGTTCGGGCGACGGCGACGCAGGCGTCCCGCAGCGCCTTGAAGAAGGGATGCTTCTGCTGCTCCTTGTCGAACAGGATGGCGCCGGAATAGACCGCATCGCCGCCTTCGGCGCGCTCCTTCGGCTGGAAGAACTGCGGGAAGGCGAGGGTTCCGTAGGGGGTGTTGAGCATGGTCATGTCGATTCCTTTTTCGATATTTTGGTTATTGCGATATGCCTGATAACTTTACGTTCAAGTGTTCAACGTGTCAACGCCGTCGTTGAAGGCGTCGCCGGCGACACCGACTTTCACCGCCTTGTAGGCGGCGCACACCGTCTTCCTGACGCACCAGCGGCAATGGACGCCGGGGTTTTCGGTCTCGTCGCCCTTGTTGATGCGCTTGATGGCCGGCTGCAGTTCGGCGTCGCCCCAGTCGATGAGCTCGCCGGCGGATAGGGCGTGTGGCTTCGGCGCCGGATCGAGCCGGGGCTGGACGATGGTCAGGCAGACGGTCTGGAACGACACGTTGGGCCACAGCGTATCCATGGCGGCCAGCGCGTAGATTTTAAGCTGCGCCGAATCCGGCGCCACCGGCACCCCGGTGCCGTATTTGAGGTCGGCGATGACCATGGTGTCGTCGAGGCGGGCGGCGCAGTCGGCGGTGCCCCAGACGAGGCCGCCATTGCCGATCCTGACGCGCTGCTCGACGCGGACGTCGGGGGTTCGTGCCTGCAGGTTCTGGACGAAGGTGATGTACGGATTCAAGGCCCTGAGCATCGGGATGCCGACAATGAACTGCTCGCCCTCGACGGTAATTTTACCAGGTGGAAAAATATTGCCGGAGATGATCATCTCGGCGATCTGGTGCGCGGCGGTGCCTTCCCTGGCGTAGCGCGACGACGGTCGGGTCAGGCCGGCGGATTTGGTGATGCTCGCCGGGCAATTCATCCAAAGAGCCGCGCTGGACGGGGAACACGCCGCATGAAGGGTCATCCTAGTCTTCCCTTGCGTCGCAGGGGCCGCAGAAGAAGAAGGGTTCACCCTGGTCGACGCGGCCATCCTTCCACGCCGCCAGCAGGGGGCCGCCGCATTGCGGGCATTTCTCCAGTGGGGAGCGGTCCCGGAGGGCGTTGATGAGACCTTCTTTCAAGGCGGCTATCGCGGCCTTTTCACCGTCGGTGTTCATCAATTCGCCCCCCTGTTCATGGCCTCGCGGATTTCGGGGAATTGCGAAGCGTCGATCTCGGCGAAGGTCTTGGCGCCGTTGCCGAACTCGTCGAGGATCGACCTGATGAACTTGACCTTGCCGGAGTTGAACAGCCCGGCGAGCCGGTCGATGACCTCGGCCTTGATCTTCTCGTTGGCGATGGCGTCGGCCATTGGCGTCCGTGGTGGCGCCACTGTTGCCGGTTCGTCTTCTGCCATGGTGTCGAGCCACTCGGCGTCATCCGATGCTTCCCCAGGTGCTTCCTCGCTGTCGAACGAGGTGAGATCGACGTCCTCCAGCACCGGCTCCGCCGGCTCCGGCTCGGGCTTCGGCGTTGCCGTGGCGCGGTGCTTGCGCCTGGGCCTGGCGGGTGCTGGCGGGGCCGCGATGGGCTGCAGCGGGTCGGCCTTCCATTCCTGCTGGGCTTTACGCAGACGTTCGGTTTCTTCCTGCTGCATCTTCCATGCGGCGGCGTCATTACGCAGACGTTCGATATCTTCCTGCCGCGGCTTCCACGCGGTGGCGTCATCGGGACGCTTCTCGTCGACAGGTTCGTCAAAAAGGCCAAGAACATCGATGGCCTTATCAACGAGTTCGGCGAAGGTTTCGGCTTCGAGGTGCAGTGTGATCATGGTGTTCTCCCTAATCTTTCCTGGCTAAGGCGTCGAGGATCGCCTGCGCCTGCTCGGCGAGCAGCGGTTCGCGGGCGATGGTGAGTTCGTTGACCAGCAGCGAGGCGGCGGCGAGCGCGGTCTCGCGGCTGGATTTTCTCATGCGTTCGGTCAGGACGGCGACGAGGCTCTTGACCTCGTTCGGCGCCAGACCGGCGACGATGTCTTCGATTGCGGTGGCGATGGTCGTTACTCCTCTAGTCAAACAGCGCCGAAAAGTCGGCGGCCTTTCGTTGCAGAATCCGGGATATGCGGTCGTCGATGGTGCCGTGCGCGGTCAGGAAGCGGGCGACGACGGCTTCGCGCTGGCCGATG